GGCAATACTATTTCAAATATTATAGATTCGCTGCCTGGTAAAACACCTTTAGAAAAATTAATTGAATTTGGCAATACAAGTATAAATTCTGCTCAAGTAGAAGCTAATGCTACAGCACTTAAACAGTTTGGCGAAGCTATGGCTGGAATAAATCTAGGTGAAGGTGCATTTTCAAATATGCTAGCTAATTTGTTTGATGGCATTACAGAATTCTTTGGCGGTGATACTGCATTACCATTTACAAAAATAAAAGCATTTAGTGAAGCAGACCTTGGCGATGCTGCTAAAATTAAATCTAATGCAGAGTCAGTTGTTGCATTTGGTACTGCAATGTCAAGTTTATCTCCTCTAGGCGATTCTTTTTCAACATTTACAGCGCAAGTTTTTGATGGACTATCTCAAGCATTTTTTGGAAATGTAGTCTATCCTTGGGATAAAGTAAAATTATTTGCTGCTGCTGATCTTGATGCCGTCGGCATAAAAACGAACGCAGAAGCTGTTGTTGCATTTGGTAATGCACTAAAAAGTATTCCTCAAGTAGATAAAGAAAGAGTTGGCGGATTATTTAATTCTATTATAAGCGGATTTATAGGAACGGAAGTATATCCTTGGAATAAAGTAAAATTATTTGCTGAAACTGATTTAGATCCAAATGGATTTATGACAAAGAACGCAAGTTCTATTGCAGGATTTGCAGCAGCAGTAAATGCATCAAATGCAACAGAAGAAATTAATACAGAACGTGTAGGCGGAATGTTTAGTGCTATTTACACTGCATTTTTTGGAACAAGAGTATTTCCTTGGGAAAAGGTAAAAACATTTGGTGAAACTGATTTAGATCCAAACAATTTAATAGTAAAAAATGCAAGTGCTATTGCAGGGTTTGCAACAGCAGTAAATTCAGCAAACACAATTGGAGAAATTGATACAGAACGTGCAGGCGGCTTATTTGGACTTGTTGCTAGTGCATTTGCTGGAAATGTTCAATTTCCTTGGGATGCAGTTCGAGAATTTGGCGAAAATGAACTAGACCCTAACGGAAATATTGCAGCAAATGCAGAAGCTATGGCAGTGTTCTCTCAAAGCCTAGGTGGATTTGCTAATGTAGATATTAGTAATACAGTAATGCCTAATGTTGCATCATTATCTGAAGGTATTGGAACATTAAATGACTCTTTTGATTCAGAAAAGATTGACGAATACGAAGATGCATTGTATAATTTAAGAGACACACTTGACGATCTAAATGAAAAAATTAGAGAAAATAATGCACTAGCCGCTCAAACTATTGGCAATCAAGCCGCAGCCTCAGGAGACGGAAGCGGAGGTTCCAGTAGAGAACTTATTCAAATGCTTTCTCAGTTAAATACAACGATGGAAAACATTAAAGTTGAACTTGATGATCAGGGCGACACACACGACAGAACTATGAGAGCAGTAAGATCTCTAAGGCCAGGAATATAAAAGGATGGAGAAATAAATGAGCTGGAAAAAGTATTTTACACCAGTACCAACAGGAAATAATCCATCAGGATCTTATTCTCCGCTATCCTCTAAAGGAACCGGCGCAAATGCAGGTCCTGCTCGTACTAATTATTCAAGTTACTTGCCTGATGTATATATGGGAACACCAAATCGTACTGAACGTTATGGACAGTACAATGTTATGGATCTAGATTCAGAAGTTAATGCTGCATTAGATATTCTAGCAGAATTTTGCACACAAAAGAATCAACAAAACGGCACACCTTTTATGCTTGATTTTATTACTGAAGCTACAAATTCAGAAACAACTATCATACAAAAATATTTACAACAATGGTGTAAGCTACAAAAATTTGAAACAAGAATATTTAAAATTCTAAGAAACACATTTAAGTACGGTGATGAAATATTTGTAAGAGATCCAGAAACTAAAAAATGGTTTCATGTTGATCCTGCAAATGTTACAAAAATTATTGTTAATGAATCAGAAGGCAAAACGCCTGAACAATACATAATCAAAAACTTTAATATTAATTTTAAAGAAATGGTTGCAACTACACCTTACGAAAATAATGGAAACATTACCGGAGGCGGCAGCGGACATTTAACAGGCGGCGTCAGAGGAATGACAGGACAGCCTAACAATAGTTTTAGTGGAAGTAGATTTCATCAAGAAGAAAATGAAATAGCAGTCAATGCAGAACATGTTGTTCATCTAAGTTTATCAGAAGGGTTAGATCAAAATTATCCATTTGGTAACTCGTTGTTAGAAACTATTTTTAAAGTATATAAACAAAAAGAATTATTAGAAGATGCAATTATTATCTACCGAGTTCAACGTGCACCTGAACGCAGAGTATTCTATGTAGATGTAGGCAATATGCCAAGTCACTTGGCAATGCAATTTGTTGAGAGGGTAAAAACAGAGATTCACCAGAGACGTATTCCGTCAGCAACTGGAGGTGGTTCTAATGTCATAGACAGTTCATACAATCCTTTGTCAATCAACGAAGATTACTTCTTTCCACAAACTGCTGAAGGTCGTGGATCAAAAGTTGAAACACTACCGGGCGGTACTAACTTAGGAGAGATTGATGACCTTAGATATTTTACTAACAAATTGGTTCGCGGACTACGCATACCTTCATCATATTTGCCAACAGGAGCAGACGATAGTTCAGCTCAATACAACGACGGGCGTGTAGGCACTGCCTACATACAAGAACTTCGATTCAATACCTATTGCGAAAGATTACAAAACCTTATCGTAGAAGAATTTGATCAAGAGTTTAAAAGGTATCTACTTGAAAAAGGCATCAACGTAGATACTAATATGTTTAACCTTAAATTCCAGCCTCCGCAAAACTTTGCAGCATACAGACAGAGTGAAATTGATAATGCACGTATTCCAACATTTACTCAAATGAGTGCAGTACCTTATGTATCAAATCGTTTTGCTATGAAAAGATTCCTAGGCATGACAGATGAAGAGATTGCTGAGAATGAACGCCTGTGGAAAGAAGAAAACGAAGAAAATCTAACACCTATGCCAACTGACAGTGCGGGCGAAATGAGAAACGCAGGAATCAGTTCAGCAGGAATAGATGGCGACCTAGACGGAATTGAAGATACTGCTGACGAAGGACCAAATTCAATTGATGGCGGCGATGGTACAGGACCTGATACTGTCACAGGAGATGATATTGCGCCCAGCGGAGGCGCATCAAATGAGCAAACTATATAAATAATAATATGATACTAAGAGAACTTTTTTACTTTGACAAAGAAACACTAGAGCCTGTAGAAGATAAGTCTTATGACGAAACTTCCGATCAGTCTCCTGTTGACTTTGACGATACTAGGAAAACTAGATTAACTCTAAGACAAATTAATAAAATTAGAAAAGCTAGTGAAGTGCATCAAGAAGAAAAAGTTAAAGATTTAGCCTTTATTAGACAAATGTACGGAGTAGAGGCTAACGCTGAAGCCGGTGGTATCTAATGTCCAAAATAGACAAGTCTAAATATACTAAGCGGCAGTTTCAGCTGCTTAGAGAACAAAAGCGCAAAGAGAAACAAGCTGAAAAGTTAAGAAAAGAAGCTGAAGAACAACGCAAGATATACGAAGAGAATAAAAAGGTTATAGAAAAACAAGAAACTTATAATCTCGAAACTCAAAAAGGTAATGTTGCATTTGTATTAGGAAATGGAGTAAGTAGAAAACCAGTTCCTCTGCACAAATTAAAAGAACATGGAAAAGTTTATGGATGTAATGCACTCTATAGACAGTTTGAACCAGACTACTTAGTTGCAGTTGATACAAAAATGATAATTGAAATTAATAAAACTGGTTGGCAGCGTACTCATGAAGTTTGGACTAATCCGAACAAAGCATATATGAGATTTAAAAGCTTTAATTATTTTAATCCTAGTAAAGGTTGGAGTAGTGGTCCAACTGCATTATGGCTAGCTTCGGAACACAGATATGAAACAATATATATTTTAGGATTTGACTATAGAGGCCTTGCAGAAGGTACTAAATTTAATAATGTATATTCTGATACTCACAATTATAAAAAATCTACAGACACAGCAACATTTTTTGGTAACTGGATGAGACAAACACAGAGTGTAATTCAGTCAAATCCTAAAATAAATTATGTAAGAGTAGTAAGTGATACATGTTATATTCCTAAAGATTTTGCTAAATATTCGAACATAAGTCATATTAATACTAGAGAATTTTTGAAAATTATCAATGATAATTAGTAAAAAGTTTAAAACTGGCCAGTTTTTGGCCTATTTCTACGTACTTTTTCTATAAATAAGTAAATATATATTGACAGCCCCACACTATTAGTGTGTTTAATTTTATAGGAGAATGTAATGGCAGATCGTAGCAAATTTGATGAAATGCTCGAGCTTCTTATCAACGAAGATAAAGAAGCAGCAGAAGCACTATTCCACGAGATCGTGGTAGAGAAATCAAGAGATATTTATGAATCACTTCTAGAAGATGAAGAAGTTGAAGAAGACGATGAAGTTGATGAAGCAACTGACGAAGAAGTAGATGAGTCAGACGAAGACCTAGACGAAGCAGATGACGAAGAAGTTGATGAGTCAGATGATGATCTAGAAGAAGGCTTTGACCTAGATGAGTTTGAAGTAGAAGCTGATCCAACAGACGACATGATGGCAGACCTAGGCATGGACGCACCAGAAGGCGAC